CTCGTTGATGGCCATTACTGGGTCAACTAGGACTGCCGTCTGTTTGGGATCCACCATCGTGAGATGATTGGATTTAGGGTAGAGTTGCTAGCGCTGAGCTTGGCACCTTTCGGGTGCTACATCTCATTAGCTCTATCTCCTTTGCCCGCCAAACCGGGTGATCTTTTGATCGCTCGACAGTAACCGTAACTCAGAAGGATCTGTCTATGCAGAATATTACATTCAGGCAGCCGGGCGTAATGGACTCGTGGAGTACCACCCCTGGTGGTGTTACAACACATGTCCCTGTCTCGGCGACTCAAGTGTACATATTCCGTACGCAGTCTGGTTACACCGGGAAGCGACAGAAGGGCAAGCCGAAGCCGAACCATGCTTATCTCTTGCAAAGTAGCCGTGTTCACGGAGACAATGCAGCAGAGCAGCTTTACTCTGACGGGTCTAAGACCGGTCAGAGTGGTCCGATTTTGTCCCCCACCGTTGGTGGTTTGGGATTTGAGCTTCTGCCCGCAGCCGACTATTCAGGCATCGCATCGGCCGCCTTGGATCGCTTAAACGACAGGGTCCGTGGAAACTTAGATGTTTCCGTAGATCTTGCCGAAGCTCACAAGACTAAGAAGATGTTTAATGCTACAGAACGGTTGGTTGACTTGACGAAGACTTTTACCAAAAAGTTTGGCGTAGTAAAGCTCGCATCTAATGCGTGGCTCGAATACGTCTATGGGATCAAACCCCTCGTCAACACTATTTTTGGCTGTGCTAATGAAAACATTAACATAGTCTTAAATAGTACGTCACGCTTCAAGGCGCGTGCATCCGGGCCGATTAGACCAAGTAAAGTCAGGATAAATACGATCTGGGGCTTTATCGATTACCCCGTAATTAATAGTAGCATAAAAGCTTCTATCTCTTACGGGATCGATGTCCGCACCGATCAATTTGACCTGGCTCGTTGGTCGACATTGAACCCGGTTGGTATCGCTTATGAGTTAATGCCGTTTTCGTTTGTTGCAGATTGGGTCCTTAACGTAGGAGGTTACCTCCGAAATATGGAAACTTAC